GCCCCCGGCTTGTAAGCTGGAAAGTGATCTAGAAGAGTTTAAACTGAGGCGCACCGTGCCCAATCAAGTGGTTAATCCACAATGGGTGGTTCCTCGCCTAGAAAAACTCGGCAAATTGTCTCTAGCTATGCCCCCGGGCTTTGTATCAAGTAGAGTTGTTTCCAACTCTTCTACGCTTGACACAAGCCGGAAGATGGGAGGTAAGATCGCAGAATTCAATTCTCGAATTAAGCATTGGAAATCAGAGGGCTCGGTTAAACCGACTCCGATGATTCCCGCTTATTATCGACAATTTGAGAAACTGACGTCTACCCCATTAGAGACACTACAGTCATTAAATAAATTGACTGATGATCTAACCGATGGTCTTTCGACTCTCGGTTTTGAAGAACTGGTTGGAGAAGCAAAAGCCTCTATATTGCGAGAACGGGGGAAAACCCGTGCAATAACAGTATCTTCATTAGATCAGTCATTACTTGCTGACTGGGTGGGAACCCAACTGCGGAGAAGAATGTTAAATCTCTCCGAATTGAAGGGCTCCCTTGGTGAGGATCCGAATTCCTTAGAGTTGCGAGCTGACCCTTATAAAAGAGTCAAGCGTGTCCCGTGGGACTTTAAAACGCGACTACTATTCCCTTCAGGAATGGATCCATCCACGATATTCATCTTCTCCGGTGACCTTCGAGCAGCGACAGATCTCATCAATCAATTGATTGTTGAGTACTCCGCGCTCGGGCTGGGATTAGGTGATAGTGGTTTTCTAGCATTCGCCAACCGATTCTTAAAGTTTCCTGTCGGAGGTTCTCACCTCGTACAATCAGGAACCTGTCTCGGTTTGGGAGGCTCTTGGCCCTTGCTTTCGTTGTTACATCATGCCTTTCTTCGCGAGATTGGAATTCCTTCCAATTCGTTTCAGATTAAAGGCGATGATATAATCGCAAGTTGGACTAGAGCGCAGATTATTGCTTATGAGTACTGGCTTCCTCGGCTTACCGGGATGGAGTTACAGTACAATAAGTCATTCATCTCTGCTAGAAGGGGTTTGTATTGTGAAAAATCGTTCTATGTTGCCAAACAAGAGGTTGTAACCTCGTTTGCTGACAACCTTCACTTTACAAAACTTAGTTTAGAGCGGATTGCAGACGTGATACCTCTATCAGGAATCTCCAAGGATTTAACCTTAGTAGACGATTCAGTAGAAGTACTGCAAGCCGTTGCGGCTTTATCAATGGAAAAAGCCTCTCGCAAAAAGATCCAAGCCTTTCAAAGACTTGTCCCCTTTGTGTCTAAACTAGCGGATACTTATCCGGGTGTTGCGTACCTACCCACCAAATATGGTGGACTGGGTCTCCGACCTGTGCGGCAATACAAGTTTACAAAACTTGTCGCTGCATATGTCAGAGCTGTACACAACAGTACCGTGAAAGTACCGGATCTTACCGTGCGCGGTAAGGCAAGTATACAACGTCTTGTGACGTCGAAAGTCCATGCCTTATATCCTACACTGATCTCCCTTAACTCAAATCCAGAGCAGTTACACTATAAACGATCGGTATCCGATTCAATTGAATCGGACCTAAATCGCCTAAGAGTGAACTGTTCACTGTATTTCGGGTTAAAGGGTGCTCGGTTTCAGGATGTTCGGTATCGTGATCTGAGACGGCGTTTAAACGCTATTCACAAATTACTACCTACTTGTCCCCAAGCTGGTCTTACGCTTCTGACCTGGAACTCTTTAATACGACTACAGCCAAGGCTGGTCACTATTAAAAAGTTACCGGTGAGAGAGGCAAGAGTTACTGTCCCTCGGAGAGCACGCATTCCGTCAATGTAACTAGGTCACACCGCCGAAAGGGTGTCTATCG